CATCGGGTCGGGACGGAAGCCGATGCCCTGCGCCTGTGGTCGGCCGAAGGTCGCAGGGAAGCGGAAGTGCGCTGAGTGCCTGCAGATGGGCTCTGGAGTCGTGCTGCGCCACCCGTCGTCTCCGGTCGTTCCTCCTACGACGAACGGCCCGGTTGAGGTTGAAGAGTTCGACGCGCCGGACAGTCTGAACGCCGAGGAGCGCGCGGTGTGGCTGAAGCAGGCCCCGCACGCCTTCAAGGTGGGCACGTTGACCAGGGCGTCGGCGATGGCGTTCGAGCGTTACTGCCAACTGGTGGTGCTCGAGGGACGGGAAAAGCTCAGTTCTGGCGTGGGTGGTCCGAATCATCGGGGCATCATCCGGCAAATCAACGCGCTCGAGCTGCAGTTCCTCCTCGTGCCGTCCGGTCGGGCGATGCCCGGCGTGGTGCAAAAGCCTGAGGCTCCGGCGTCGAAGCTGGCGAAGTTCCGAGCATGAGCACGGTTCTCGATCCGGTGACGCGATACGCGACCGACGCGGTGGAGGGGCGGATTCTCGTCTCTCGACTGGTGCGCCAGGCGTGTGCTCGTCATCTGCGGGATCTCGAGACGGGGGCCGAGCGGGGGCTGGTGTTCAAGGCGGACAAGGCCCAGCGGGCGATCGACTTCTTCGCGGAGGTGCTGTACCTGCCGGAGAACACCGCGGCGGGCGAACAGGTGGACGACCTGTCGGCTGGTGATCCGCAGCCGTTCGCGCTCCAGCCGTGGCAGGCGTTCGTCGTCGGGTCGCTGTTCGGCTGGTACAGCACCAGCGGGTTCCGGCGCTTCCGTGAGGCCTACATCGAGACGGCGAAGGGGTCCGGGAAGACTCCCCTCGGCGCAGGGATCATGCTGTACCTGCTCGTCGCCGACCAGGAGCGTGGGGCCCAGGTGTTCCTCGCCGCGGTGGGCAGGGACCAGGCCAAGCTCGCGTGGGCAGACGTCGAGAAGATGGTCAAGGCGTCGCCGGAGCTGTATGAGCTGTTCGGGGAAGCCGGACTGCGGGCGTCGGAGCTGCGTCTGTCCGAGGATGGCAGCTACTTGAAGCCCATCTCGTCGGAGAAGCGGGGCCTCGACGGCAAGCGCGTCCACGGGGCGCTGATCGACGAACTGCACGAGCACCCGACGGCCGTCGTGGTCAACAAGATGCGCGCCGGCACCAAAGGCCGCCGGAACGCGCTCATCGTCAAGACGACGAATTCCGGGTTCGATCGCACGTCGGTCTGCTGGGCGCATCACGAGCTGTCGAGGCACGTGCTGTCTGGTTCGGTGGTCAACGATGCGTGGTTCGCGTTCATCTGCGGGCTCGACGCCTGCGATGCGTGTGACGCCAAGGGGCGGTGGTTCCCGGACGAAGAATGCCCCTCGTGCGACGACTGGAAGACCGAGGGGACACACTGGCTGAAGGCCAACCCGAACCTTGGGGTGTCCCTGCCGTGGCAGTACATCCGAGAGCGGGTGACGCAGGCCATCGCGATGCCGTCGGAGGCTTCGGACGTCTTGCGGTTCAACTTCTGCGTGTGGACCCAAGCCGCGACGAAGGCCATCGACATCAACCGGTGGGCGCTCTGTGGCCGTGAGGCGTTGCCAAGCGAGGACGACCTGCTCGGGGAGCCGTGCTATGCCGCGCTCGACCTCGGGCAGACGGACGACTTCTCGGCGTTTTCGATGATCTGGACACCGGACGACGGCCGAGTGGTGGTTAAAACGAAGTACTGGATCCCACGTGCGGCGCTGGAGAACCCCCGAAACGCGGGGCGTCCGTTTCAGATGTGGATGCGCGCCGGGTTGCTCGAAGTGACCGACGGCGAAGTCACGGACTACGGCGTGATCGAGACCCACATCCGCAACGCGGCCAAGCAGTTCGGCATTCGCATCGTTGGATACGACCGGCGCTTCGCCGAGCAGATGCGCCAGAACCTTGAAGCTGACGGGATCACGATGGTCGACGTCAAGCAGGGGTTCGCGCTGTCTGGGGCCTGCCGTCGCCTGCACGAGCTGATTGCGGAATCGCGGCTTCGTCACGGTGGTGACCCGATTCTGTCGTGGATGGCCGGGAACTACGTCGAATCGAAGGGGCGCGGCCAATACGCCGACCAAGTGCGTCCGGCGAAGGAGACCGCGCAGGAAAAGATCGACGGCATCGTAGCCCTCATCATGGCGCTGTTCGTCTGGATTCAGGATCCGGACAAGCACACGGGCGATTGGTCTCCCGAGGTGATGTCGCTGTGACGCTGCCGGACGTGTTCATGGTCGTCGGGTTTCTGCTGGGCGTGGCGGGCGTGGCCCTGTGGTCCGTCCCTGCGGCGATGGTGGTGGCCGGCGTGGTGCTGTTCGTGAGTGGTGGCGTGGCGTCCACACGGAAAGGGACAACCAAGTCATGATGCCGTTTTCCGCGCTGTTCGAACGGCGCAGCCTCGAAAACCCGAGTACGCCGTGGGACAAGATTTTCGACGGCATGGATGCGCCCACGGCCTCCGGCGTGAGCGTCACGCCGGACAAGGCGATGGGCCTGCCGGCGCTGTTCTCGTGCGTGCAAGTCATATCCCAGGACGTCGCCAAGACGCCCATCAAGTTCCGACGCATGGACGCCGACGGGAACTTCGAGGACGTCCGAGACCATCCGATCTGGGAACTGCTGCACGAACTGTCGAATCCAGAAATGACCGCGTACGACTTCAAGTACGCGATGCAGTTCAACCTGAACAAGTACTCGGTGGCCTACGCCCAGATCATCCGGAACAGCCGGAACCTGCCGGTCGCGCTCTGGGTGTTGGACCCGAGCAAGATGCAGGTCGACCGGGATGCGCTGAACCGGAAGCGGTACATCTACGAAGCCGACAGCGGTCGGTTCACCTGGACGTTCAACCCGGACACGCCGCCGATCCTGGAGCTGCGCCACCAGTCGCCGATTCAGAGCTGCAAGGACGCGATCGGGTTCGCGATGGCCCTGGACATCTACGGGGCGAAGTTCTTCGCCAACGGCGCGCGCCTGTCGGGCCTGTTGTCCACGGACGCCGTGCTCACGGACAAGCAGAAGCAAGACCTCCGCGAGCAGTGGGAAAAGACCCACGGCGGCACGAAGAACGCCTTCAAGGTGGCGGCGGTCGACAACGGCATGAAGTTCACGCCGTTCGCCTCGCAGAACACCGACGCGCAGCTCAACGAGATCCAGAAGTACGTGCGCACTATCATCGCCGGCCTGTTCCGTGTGCCACCGCACAAGATCGGCGACCTCGAGCGCGCCACGTTCGCGAACATCGAGCACCAGGCCATCGAATACGTCTGGGGCACCCTGGACCCGTTCTATGTGGCGTGGGAGCAGGCCATCAAGCGCGACCTGCTGACAACCCGCCAGTATCCGAACTACGCCATCACGTTCGACCGTGAGGTGATGATCCGCGGCGATCTCAAGTCGCGCATGGACGCGATGGCCGTCGCCAGGCAGAACGGCATCTACAGCGCCAACGACATCCTGCGGCGCCTCGGCGAGAACACCATCAGCGAGGCCGACGGCGGCAACGCCTACCTCGTGAACGGCAACATGATCCCGGCGAACACCGCCGGCCAGACGCAGCAGCCGGCGCCACAGCCGGCAGGAGCGGCAGCATGAAGATGGAACGACGCATCGTGCAGGGCAACGTCACTCTCCGGTCGGCCGACGGCCAGCCGCAGACGTTGAGCGGCTACGCGGCCGTATTCAATTCCGAGACGGTCATCGCGGGCCTGTTCCGTGAGCAGATTGCGCCCGGCGCATTCGACGAGGCCATCAAGTCTGACGACGTGCGCGGCCTGTTCAACCACGACCCGAACTACGTGCTCGGACGGACGACGGCCGGCACCTTGTCGCTGTCGGTGGACGAGAAGGGCCTGCGCTACGACGCGCAGCCGCCGGATACCCAGTGGGCCCGCGACCTGATGGTCAGCGTCGGCCGCGGGGACATCTCGCAGAGTTCCTTCGGATTCTCCGTGCAGGAGGAATCATGGGCCAAGCCGGCGACGGCCGGGGAGCTGCCGCTGCGGACTATCGTGCGCGCGTCGCTCTACGACGTGTCGCCCGTGACGTATCCGGCGTACGAGGACACCACGGCCGAAGCCCGCGCGACCGCAGCCGGCATGGTGCTGCCGACGGTGCCGGTCGAACCGGTGGACCTGTCGGGCCTCCGGCGTCGTCTGCAGATCGCGGAGGCCGAGTGCTGAGCGAACGCCGAGCCGAGGCGCTGCCAGCGGCGCCTCCTGATGCGGCGCCCGCGAACGGGGCCGAGTGGCGGGACATCCGGTGTTACCACTGCCGGAGACTGCTGGCCCGGGCGAAGAATCCCAGTCTCACGGTGAGGCCAGGACAGTTGTTGCAAATCAAGTGCGCTTGTAATAAAATGAACTACGTTGCAGGTCAACCCTGCGAATAGCTTGACAATCTCGTAACGCCCTTCGAGGCGGCCCGAGGCCATGAACGCGCGACAAGGCCCAGACGCGCATTCATGGCCTTGTGTGCGTACAGCGCATGAGGCCCTCGGAGTGGCCCATGACGACGAAAGACCTTCGCGAACAGCGCCTCAAGCTGGTCGCCGATGCGCGCAAGATTCAGGAAGCCGCCGACGCGGAAAAGCGCGCGCTCTCCCCCGAAGAAAACACCAAGTTCGACGCCATCATGGCGGATGTCGATGCCCTCAAGGGGCGCATCGAACGTCAGGAGCGGCTCGACGCTGAGGAACGCTCAATCGTTCCCGAGACGCAGCGCCAGGAGCGTCAGGAGTCCCGCGAGGAGCGCAAGGCCACGGATGTGGTCAACTCGGCG